AACGGACCTGCAAAATCGGGCGACGGGTCACACTGTGCCTGGGATACGGCAAAAAGCACCGACTCTCCGGGATTGTCGCGAGCTTCAGGGTCGAGATCAACACCGAGAAAATCAAAGGTTGGCGGGAATGCTACGGCACGAGGCCGGACCCCGCCGCCTGCATTGGAATCAAGCTAACATGAAACTCACCGCCGAAACCATCGAGAAGCTGAAAAGCGCGAACATGGCGAACCTTGTCCGCAAGATCGGGGCCGGGAAAACCCTGACCGCCGCAGAGTCGAAATTGATAGAAGCGGCATCCGCAACCGCGCACGACAAGGAACTCGTCACCACATCCCGACTGGCGGAAATCTTCGGCATCAATCGCAAGACGCTGGGGGAGTGGCGCCGGGTCAACCGCGAGGATATCCCTGCCAAGATCGACGACAAGGAGGACTTGGCCGCGTGGCGCTCGTGGTTCGCCGCCAACCCGGACGCGGGATTTGCCGATAAGAAGCCGCGAGCCGATAGGGAAACCCTGCTGTGCGAAAAGCTGACGATCGAGATTGCCATCAAGCGGATAGAACTCGATGAATCCATCGGCAGCGTCATTTCCTCCAGCGACGTCGAGGAGGGCATGGCGGCAATCGGATCGGTGATGAAATCCATGCTGCAACGCATGGAGAACGACTGCCCGCCGCGCTTGGAAGGACTAACAGCAAACGAGATCAAGAAGGAACTGAGGAGCCAACATGAAAAAATCTACGCAACCTTCCGCGACGAACTCAGACGAATCGGTGCCGTTGATGGCAAACCGCGTCATCACTGGCTTTCTGAAAAACTTCCGACCGCAGACCCGCCTCAACCCGTGGCAGTGGGCGGAAAGGCACGTCCAGATGCAAAACTCGTCAAGGTCCGCAAGGTTCGCAACAAGCGAAACCCCGTGGCTGCGAGCACCGCTTGAATGCGCGGCGGATGGCGAGATCATCGAGTGCGTGATTGTCGCGCCGACCGGGGCCGGCAAGTCCGCCATTGCCGAGGCGATCATCCCCTACATCGTCGCGGAAGATCCCGGGAACCTGCTTTACGCATCACAGACCGACCCTGACGCTGGCTTCTGGGCAGAGACACGGCTTGTCCCCACCCTCAAGCAATGCGGGCCGCTGGATGGCTTGTGGCCTTCTGACAGGCACAAGTCACGCAAAATGGAGATCATCTTTTCGCACATGGCAATGGTCATCGGCGGCGCGAATCTATCAAACTTCCAAGAGAAGTCCTGTCGCTGGCTCTACGGCGACGAGGTTTGGAATTGGGGCGGCAAGGACGTTGGCGGCGGCGGGCTAATCCGCGAGTTCCTTGCCCGACATCACAACCGATGGAACCGGAAAATCTATCTGGTATCGCAAGGCTCGCGAATCAACACCGAGTTTCACGGTGAATGGGAGAAATGCCACCAAGCAGACTACTCTTGGAAATGCCAGAAATGCCACACGCCGCAAATCTATTCGTGGGATTCGCTGCGATACGACACCATCGAGCGACCGGACGGAACCACCGATGAGGAAGCTACCAGCGAGACGGCGCGGATGGAGTGCATTTTCTGTCGGGCGCAATACCGCGACACGGCAATCCATCGCCGGATGCTGGCGGCATCGAACACGGGCAACGGGCATAACGGATACATCATGCGCGGCAATCCCGGCGCGTTGAAGGGCTACGTCGGCTATCACATCGACTCCCTGGCCGTCTTTGACGTGCCTTGGGCGCAAGAGGTGCTAGGCTTCCTCGAATCCAAACGGATGCTCCGTTCGGGCATCGTGGACAAGTACCGGCAGTGGTGGCAGAAAAGGCGGGCGAACTTTTGGGCGGACGATCTGGCCGATACCAAGGTCGAGCTAACAAGAGGCGTGTTCACGAAACTGGAACACGAAGACGGCAAGCCGATAGACGGCGAGGCGGCACGGTTCTTCACGGTGGATTCCCACATGACGCACTTCTGGGGCATCGTCCAAGCGTGGCGACCAGGCGGATCCAGCCGGATACTTTGGGAGGGCTACATCCCCGGCGACGGCAAGGATGAGGCTGGCGTGACCGAGATTCAAAACCGCTACGGCGTGCTGCCGGGTTGCGTCTTGATCGACATCTCCTACGATTGGGATCGGATCGTGGGCTTGTGCGCGAAACACGGATGGATGGGAGTGAAGGGCGAGGGCATGAAACGCTTCTATCCGTATGTCCGTGGCGACGGCAAGACCATCGAGCGGTTGCACAGCAAGACCATGCGGACCAAATCGAAGGCGGGGCCAATCGTGCCGTATGTGGAACTCGCGACGAATCCGATCAAGGACATCGTGCATCGCTTGCTGATAGGAGAGGGCGCGGCATTGGAAATCCCGTCTGACGTGAGCAAGGCGTTCGAGCAGCACATGCGATCCGAGCGCCGGGAGATGGTCAAGCAGGCCACGACCAAGCAGGAATCAACTTCGGTTTGGGTTTGCAAGAACCGGAACAATCACCTTTGGGACTGCCTCGTTTACCAAGTCGGAGCCGCGCTGATTTTCGGCTTGTTCCAAGAGCCAGCGAGGGATACAACACTAACCGAGACAGAGACACCATGACAACCGCAACCGTGGAAATTAGACTCAACAAGGAACTTGTGGCGGAAATCAACCGACTTCGGGGGGAGGTCTCCAGACTAGAATCGGAACTCGCCGCGAAAGCGACCATTTCATGCCCGCGATGTGGAGGAACATCTCTTTGGATTCTCGTCAGTGGATACGAATGCCCGAACTGCGACTGCAAGTTTTCTGGCTAGCCGCCATTTTGACATCCGCCAGCGATCCGGCATAGTCGCGGCGTGAGCCTTCATTCGACCGCGCAAGCCGTTTACGCCGCCTTGGGAGACGACCCGCAGGCAATGGCGAAAATCCGCAACGAGCGGGCGGCATTGGCATTGTCCATCGCAACGGACCCAAACGCCGGGCTGACGATCACCAGCGCGACAGTCAACGGGCAGAGCTTTTCCGCCAATGACCGGGGCGGGATCACGGGTTTGCAGAGGCTTTCCATGCTCTCAATCATCTGCCGGTTCGATGACATCGGACAGTCCGCACCCGCCGAAGCGCACCCGTATTTCTCATGAGCATCCTCAACGAATTCGGCCAGCCCTACACGACCCCGACACGCCTAGCGCACGGGGCCGAGCGCAATCCATATCGCGGACCGTTGTTTCCAACCCGCAGGGACGACATCGACAAGCTGATTTCGGTTAGCGATCTGACGAGTCTCCGCAGCTTGTCGAGCCGCCTGTTCATCAACTTCGGAGTGTGCCGGGATGCGATTTCGCAGAAAGCCCGATACAGCATCGGCAACGCATGGAATCCGGCCTACGTCGGGGAATCGGATTTCGTGGACGGCAAGCAAATCAGCACATTCATGCGGAAGGTTTGGTTTCCTAACATGAACGTCAAGGGCGGGGTGTTCAATTGGCAAAAGACGCTGGAAGTCACCAGCCAAGGGCAGGACATCAACGGTGATGTTTTTTGGGTGAAGGTGTTAGGCAAGGACAACTTCCCGCGCATCCAAGTCGTTCCCGCGCACCGGGTCGGCAACGGCGGAGACAACACCACCGTAGGAGATGGGAAGTGGAAAGGATTCAAGATTTCGGACGGAGTAATCCTCTACGCATCCGGCAGGCCAGCCGCCTATCGCGTTCTAACGGGCGAGCAAATGCGGACATTCGTTGACGTGGACGCGAAGGACGTAATCCACATTTTCGACCCCGACTTTGCCGAGCAGAACCGGGGATATCCCGCATTCATGCACGCCATCGAGGACATGCTCGCAAGTCTTTCAAGCACCGGCGACGAGCGCATCCGCCAGCAAATCATATCCCGACTGCACCTGAATGTCCACAACGAGACGGGCGGCCCGAATACCGACGACCCAATGGTGCAGATGCTTCGCGGGAGCACGGCGGCAGCAACCGCCACGACTGCCGACACCTACGTTGCCAAGGCCATGCCTGGGGGAATAGTCTATCACCAATCGGGCAGCGGGGACAAAATGGAGCAGATGCGCCATGAGAACCCGGGCGAGGTTTGGGAGTCCTTCCAAAACCGAATGATCCGCCAGTCTCTTGCGTCCGTGTGGCCCGCTGCCCTGGTGTGGATGAGCGCCGGCCAAGGCACCGCCGAACGATCCGAGATCATCAAAGCTCGCGGTTACATCCGCACTCGCCAGCGCGATCTAACCACGCCCGCTCTCCAAGCGTTCGCATGGGCTTATTCCGTGTTCCAACAACAAGGCCGAGTGCCGGAACTCGATCACCCGTTCTCTTGGGAGTTTTCCAAGCCAGCACGTCTATCCGTTGACGATGGGCGCGAAAGCAAGATGGAACTTGAAGAATGGCGGGCGGGTGCGCGAAACATGGGCCAGATACAGGAGGCTCACGGAGGAGCGGGCATTGAGGAATTCTATCTTGAGCGGGCGCACGAAGCCGCATTGCGTAAGGTCATTGCCCGCAGAGTCTCGGAAGAATACTCCGCGTCATCCGGTTACGAGATCAAGGTCGAGGACCGGGAAATGGCGATGCTCACACCTAACGAAATGGCGGCGATGGCAAAGCCTGAGACGGAACGCGACGACGGCGAGACTCAATACGACGACGACGGCAACGAAATCGAAACCTCATCAAAGCAGATGGAAAGATTCGACACGCTGAAATCCAAGTTCGACGCTTACGGCGTTGCCGTTAGGGCTGGCGCAATCACGCCAAGCATTGCGGACGAAACCGCATTCCGCAACGACGCCGGACTTCCGCCAATGTCTGCGGAAGTAAAGGCCGCATGGAAGAAGGACAAATATGTCAGAAGGCCAATCACGCTGGTTCAAGAAGGAAGCCCGGCAGGATTCGGAACACCACCTAACACCTCACCCACAAAACCAAATGAAGATTCTAACGATTGAAAACAAGGCCGCGAAGGTCAGGCTTGACGACCAGGTTGACGAGTATTCCCGCAAACAGCTCATGGCGGAAATCGCCAAGACCTACGGGTGCGCGAACATCGGCAACGTCGCGGAGTTTGGCGAAATTACCAATGCCGTTGACAACGCAATCGACACACTGGAGATCGAAATCAATTCCCCGGGCGGCAGCGTCTTTGACGGCTATCTGATTTTCAACGAGATCAAGGCTTTGCGGGCGCGGGGCGTGGTTGTCACCGCCACAATCAACCCACTGGCGGCAAGCATGGGCAGCGTTATCGCAATGGCTGCGGACACCGTGAGGATCGTGCCAAACGGAACAATGATGATTCATGACGCGCAGATGTTCACCGGCGGAAACGCCAAGCAGCTTTCCAAAATGGCGAAAGTGCTTGACGACATTTCCAACGAGATCGCCGGAATCTACGCCGCCAAAACCGGAAAGACCGTCGATGAAATGCGTGCGCTCATGCTTGACGAGACTTGGCTAACCGCCGACGAGTCGGTTGCGCTCGGACTTGCCGATGCGATTTTTGACATTGGCGCAGCAAGCAATACGCTCCCGCCCATGAAGCTGCTCGACAGACTCACCAACCCCGCCGCCGACGAAGCCGTTGCCGAAATCACCGCTTTGAAAAATCAACTCGCATCCATCGAAACCGATCACGCGACAGAGCTTGCGGATATGACCGCGAAACTTGATACCGCCAATGCCGCGCTTGAAGACGCCATGGCGTGGAAGGTTGCGCGTGACGAGGCAACCGCCAAAGTGGAAGCGCTCGAAGCCGCCGTCGTCACCCACGCCGCCGCGCTGAAAGCCGCCGAGGAATCCGCCGCTTCCAAGGCAATCGAAATCGCTGCTGCTGCCGGCATCACCGCGCCTCTTGAAATCGAAGGCGGTGACACCGCGCCGTCCGACCACATCACCGCAATGTCCAAAATGAACCCTGTAGAACGCGCGAAATACTTCCGCGCTAACAAGAAGGCGATCATGGCCGACATGCAAAAAACCTCTACTCTAACCACAATCTAACCACACAATCCAATGGCAACCGTCTTTAACGACATCCTCTTCGGCCAGACTGTTCTCCAACAGCTCACCGACACCCTCACCCCGCTCAACGCTTTCTCGACTGACATTTCGTCAGACGTTAAAAGCCCCGGCGCTACCGTGGTCGTGCCTCTCTATGGCAACCTGACCGCAACCACCTACACCCAGGCCGCGTCCGTCATGGAGGGCACCGGGGGCACCGCTTCCGCCGTCACCGTCTCGCTGTCGCAGCGCAAGATCGTTTCGGTTGACCTTACTTCCGGCCAACTCATGGAATCCAACGCCGCTGCGAATTACTCCCGTTGGGGAACGCAACTCGCGTCCGGTTTGGCAACTCTTGTCCTGCAGGACATCTGGTCGTGCATCGTCACCACCAGTTTCGGCGAGCCGGTCGTCACCACGGCATCCGCCAGCTTCGGGCGCACCGCGCTCATTGCGGCACGCACCGCGCTTATCAAGGAGGCGGTCAAAGGCAACAAGTCGTGCATCATCAACACCGGCATGGAGGCATCCTTGCTCGGCGTCGATGCGTTCGTGTTGGCACTCAATCGCGGCAACAACAACACCATCGAAACCGGCACTCTCGGGCGCCTGCTCGGCATGGACATCTACGTTTCCGACGTCATCCCGACCAACAGCATCAGCCTTACCGGATTCTGCTGCGGCTCTGACGGCATCGCGTTCGCTTCCCGCGCCATCGGTGATTTCATCCCGACTGGAGACTACGAGGCCGTCGAAACCCTCACGGACCCCGAAACCGGAATGTCCTTCCTGTATACGCGCCACTGGAGCCGCGCGGCAGCGAAGTATTTCATCAACTTGCAATGTCTCTACGGCTACGTTGCCGCTGTCACCAGGGCGCTGAAACCGTTCGTCACCGCCACTACCTAACCTTCTTCGGTTGGTGTTTCATGCAACCCGCCGTCCTCTTCACCGGGGGCGGCGGTTTTTTTGTGCTTGCACGGCATCAAAAAATCGGCAATATCCGAACCCATGACAAAGACAGAGCGAAAGCGGGGGCTGAGTTTGTGCGTGATTGCAGGGAATGTGGATGGTCAGATTGGAAGGTTTCTGGATCAGTTTGAACCGCTGGCGGATGAGATCGTGGTTGTTCTCGCCGTTGGAGATCGGCCCTTGGATAGCACGTTGGAAATCGCTGAAGCTCACGGATGTGTGGTTTCGCAGTATTTCAACGAAGGCCACCCAGGTAACGGGCCTGAACACTGGCTGCCAAACAGGAGATCGGAAAGAAATCTCTGGCCGCACGTTGACGACTTCGCCGCCGCCCGCAACATGGCATTCGACATGGCGTCTAACGATTTCATCATGTGGGCCGACACCGACGACACCATCACGCCGGAATCCATCGAGGCCATCCGCGATGCGCTCGACCGCATGCCCGACGATTGCGTTGCCATCGAGTTCCCCTACCAGGTGCCGGAAGATGGAATTGAAATCTATCGGGAGCGCATCATCCGCAAAGGATCAGCGCGGTGGATAAATCCCATCCACGAACAACTTCAGTTTGACGGAACTCCGAAGTTCATGCGGATTTCAAATGCCAAGATTACGCACATGGCCGACCTTGATAGAAGTGCCAACGACGAGCGCAACCTGCGGATTCTGGAAAGCATACCTGAGGAGCAACGCACATCCTCGCAGAGATTCCACATGTTCCAATCACTCCGCGCCGTTGGCAGGCACGATGACGCGCTTGTCGTTGCGACCGATCTGTTGCAAGACGCGCCGAAAGATGTTGGAGACGCGGAGCGATATGAGCTTTTTATCGCCTGCGGACAGCTTGCCGACGATCCCGCCAACCGAGCGCAAATGATGTTGCAGGCATTGGCAACCGATCCTTCGCGCCGGGAAGCATATGGTGAACTCGCGCTGTGCAAGATCGGTTTCGGAAAGCCGGAACACGCTCTCGGACTAACCAAGGCGATGCTATCCATCAGCCAACCGTCAACCGATGTTTGGAATCGACGCGGCAAGTATTATGGCTATCTCGGAAAGCAACTGCACGGAATGTCTCTGCGGGCCTGCGGGCGTTACGGGGAAGCGGACGTTCTGGAGTCCAACCACTTCATCTTGAACGGCGCGAGGATTTCGCTTATCCACGCCACACGCGGGCGCGTAAAGCAGGCCGTCGAAGCCCGCCGCAAATGGTTTGCCAGAGCCGCCAACCCGGACGCCATTGAACATATTTTCGCGCTCGATGCGGACGATGAGACGGCGATGTTTCTAACCGTCCACAACCACGTCATGCTTTCGGGCATCGGCGGCAACGTCGCGGGATGGAACGCGGCGGCGACAAAAGCCAAGGGAGACGTTCTGGTGCAAATGTCTGACGACTGGAATCCTCCTATGCACTGGGACAAGCTGATTCTCGACGCGATTGGCGACACGTCACAACCAGCGGTTCTAGCAGTATCGGATGGTGGCAGGAATGACGGCTTGCTTTGCATGGCGATCATGACCCGCGCTCGATACAAGCAGCAGGGCTGGATGTTCCACCCGGATTTCTTCAGCGTCTATTCCGACAACTGGTTCACCGATTGCGCGAGACGCGACGGCGTTATTATCGACTGCCGGGACTCTATCACCTTTGAACACCTTCACCCGGCATTCGGCAAGGCGGAAGTTGATGCAACCTACATGCGCGGAAACTCGGAACCGGCCTATCGAAAAGGCATCGTCCATTACGATAGGCTCAAGGCGGGCGCGAAAACATCGCACGATATCGCCGGATGGTGCAATTACCGCGAGTTCTATCAGACACTTGCGGAGGCATTGCCGGGCGGCGGGACATTCGTGGAGGTCGGATCATGGCTGGGTCAGTCGATCATTCACTTTGCACAACGCTGCCAAGACGTGGGGAAACGCATGGATATTGTTTGCGTGGACACCTTCAAGGGCGAGGTCGGGCAAGAGGCGCACGCTGCCACCATCGAGGAACACGGCGGAAGCATAGAGGACGCATTCCGAATGAACATTGCGGAGGCGAGGGTGGATGACATGATCCGCGTCGTTGTCGGAGACAGCGCGGAATCTGCAAGTCAATTCGCGGACGGATCACTGGTCGGCTGCTACATAGACGCCGCGCACGATTACGAGAGCGTTTGCAATGATTTGGCGGCATGGTATCCGAAAGTCACCAAGGGCGGCGCATGGTGCGGCCACGATTGGCAATGGCACGAAGTCAGAAAAGCCGTCACCGAACACGCCGAGGCCAACGGATACGAGATTCAAACAATGCCCGGCAACGTGTGGATGCGAAAACAATGAAATCACTTTACCTAACAACATGAAACTATCCATCCTTACACCCGCCATCCCAGAGCGCATTGCTCAAGCCGTCGAACTCTCCGCGAAGATTCAAGCGCAAGCCGGAAGCGGCCACGTTGAACACCTGATATTCTGCGACAACCGGATGCGTTCAATCGGCGCAAAACGGCAGGCGCTTGTGGACATCGCACGCGGCGATTACGTCGCGTTCTGTGATGACGATGACGATATTTCCGAAGATTACATTCCGTCTATCTTGGAAGCGACAATGGCGGGACCGGACGTCATCACGTTCCACCAGCGGGCAATCTGGCTCGGGCGCGAGACGGAGGTGCATTTCGGATTGAATAACTCTGACGGGCCGTTCGTGCTGGGCGGGATCACGATGCGGGCACCATGGCACGTTTGCGCCTGGAGACGGTCTGTGGTGGCCGGGTGCCTGTTTGGGGAGTCGAACTACGGGGAGGATTTGGAATGGTGCCTACAGGCACGCAGGCGCGTAAAAACGGCCATCCACATTCCGCGCATCCTGCACACCTACCGGCACGACGAGAAAACCAGTGCCGCGCCGCCGCCGCTTTGACATCGGCCACAAAAACGGCATGATGCAGCCATGAGTTTGCTGTCCGACTTCGTGGCGTCCGTGGCACCGCTTGCCATAACAACCATCGGCGCGGAGTCGATTACGGTTGCAGGCGGGAGTTCTGTTGGCGCGATCCTGAACGAGGTGTCGAGCGGAAGCACGTTTGGCGATGTCGGGTTTGACGCGGACACGGCGCTCACCGCGCTCGTATCACGGGCCGACTGGACGGTTGCCGGGTATTCAGCGACCGGATCGACCTACGTCAAGAAGACGGCGACGGCGCGAGGTCTGACATTCCGCGTGGATCGGATCGAGATTGGCGCACATTTTGTAAAGTTGACGCTTTCCGAGCCGACGCGGGCCTGATTTCCGTCTATCCGCTAGACGATTTATTTCCTACTCCCACAAGGGATTGCGCGGATTCGTGCCTTGGCCGCAAAAATAGTTCTTGCGAAAGCCAAGCGATTGGCTACTTTTGCGTTGTCAGCACGAGCTGACCAACCAAAGAAAGCAAAACCATGAAAACGAAATCAAGCCGCCTAATCAATATCACCTACACCACCCGCCAATGCCGCGAGGAAAAAACACGCGGATTCATCCGCCCGCTGTCCCAAAAAACGCCAACCGATCGCGGTGCGTGCCGAATGATCGTAAAGGCGATTTGCGACGAGAATCCAAACAACCTCGTTACCGAATCCGACATATTCCCGTCACGAATCGAAACCATGATCTACGCGTAATTTTATCCATCGGGATCGACCCCTGCAACCACCACCAACCAACCCCAAAACCATGAAAACCACCATCGAACACGCCATCACAAAAATCAACGGAGACCGCCGCACAATCGACCTCAGCCGGAAGTGCTACAACCTCACTGATGCGCAAGAGACAGCCTATGAGGACAACGGCGAAAACGATTTGATCGAGGATGACGATTGCGACATCGAGCCGTCGTACCTCGACTGAACCAACCAACCAAACCAACCAACCAACACCACCATGAAAACTACCACCACGCCAATCATCGCGAGTTACACCAAATGGGACGACCAATGGGCCGTTCGCACCAATCGCAAGCTCACCAAGGAAGATTACAAAACGGAACTTCGCCCCGTCTTAGGCGGCGGCATGGAGCCGGTCGAAGTTTGCGAAATAGAAGTCACGACAAAAAGCGGAGAAACGCGCAACGTCGAAATCGCTGAATACGAAAAAAGCTTCGGTGATTCCCACATCTATTCCATCCGCTAACCCAACCAACCAACCAACCAACCGCCATGAAAACAATCAAAGCATCCGACATGTTATCATCCCCGCTCGCCAGAGCCGCCGCCGCGATGGGGCGCAAAGGCGGCAAAGCGAAGAGCGAGCGCAAGACCGCCGCCGCCCGAGAGAATGCCAAGAAGCCAAGGCCGCGCAAGACGCTTATCAGCGCGGACGGAGAATGGATGATTACCTACATCGGCAAGGACAAGCCGCGCCCATACGGGTGCAAGTGTGAGACACTGTCCAACAAGCTGACCGGAGACGGATGCGATGAGTGCAATCCCGAAATGGCCGAAGAAATTCGCCGCGACAACGAAAGCAGAAAGGACCAGCCATGAGCGCAGCACTTCTAACATCCGACATTCCTGCCGACGTAACGGGATGGTGGGTATCCGAGAAATACGACGGCGTGAGAGCCATCTGGAACGGCACGAAACTCCTAACGCGCAACGGCAAAGACCTCCACGCCCCGCCATCCTTTACTGCCGGCCTGCCGAAAAACATCCGGCTTGACGGCGAGCTATGGATGGGGCGCGGGACGTTCGACAAGCTTGTGTCCGTCATCCAGCGCAAAGGCTCGGATTGGTCCGGCGCGCGCTACATGGTCTTTGACGTTGCCAAACCCGGAGCTTTTGAGCACCGACTGATGGTGCTGGATGCTTTGCGCGCGACCATGACCAACCCGGCCATCCAGATTGTCCGTCATCAGCCGCTGTGGAGCAACCTGGAGCTAGACATGCGCGAGCGGGACATTGTAGCCAAGGGCGGCGAAGGATGCGTCATACGACGTCCGGGGCACCTTTATCGCCCCGGCAGGGCTGGCGACGTCATCAAGGTCAAGCGGCTAGTGGCAGACGTGGAAAGGTGGCAGGGATGAAAGCGGGAAAAACGATCCCATCTCGGCTACCGGATGGCAGAATGAACCCCGAATACCAAAAAGCCCGACACGCAAAAATGATCGAGGCTGGCATCTGTCGGAGCATGGCCGAATATCAAAAGCACAGGAAAGAAGAACGTCGGAAGGCTGGCAAGGAAATCAGCCGCGCCGAATACCTGAGAGAATATCGCAAAAGAAGAAAGACGGAAGGTCGGCCATTGAAGCAGTATCCCCGATCCAAAGAAACCATTCGCCGCTGGAACGAATCTGAAAAAGGGAAGGCCGCTTACGCTCGATACATGGCCAGAAATAAAGGGATGCGAGGGAATCGCGAACACCACGAAACGGGCGACGAGTATGCTTCGCGCATCATCCGCGAACTGGAGGAAATCTATAAGCTTGGCGACTTTTGACATCGGCGGCACGGTCGGCATGATGGCCGCGTGCTCACCGCCAAGATAGACACCGCCACGCTACGCCGCTCAATCAAGCGGGCCGTCAAAGCCGTTGGCGAGACGGGCGAGCAGGCAACCGCCAGATGGGGCGTGGAATGCTGCCGGGGATTGGCAAAGCAAACCCAGGTGTGGGGATCGCCGTCAAAAATCCCGCCGAAACAAATCGGGGCCATTGAAAGCGATGCGAAAAACGTCGTCATGGTCATCAACAATCCGCGCCCTAACGACAAGCGGATTCTAAAATCGGCGCGGGACGTTTACGATTGGGTTGAACTCAACCGGACCCGCAGGCGCGGGCGCACGGCAAAGCTCGACGTGCGCGACAAGAAAATCTGCACGCAATCGGTTTTTGACGCGGCGTGCAAGATGCGGATCGCCAAGGCTGGAGAAGCAAAGGGCGGGTGGATCCGCGCAGGCATGGAAATCGCCAGTCGTTATCTGACTCTTGACCGCGTTAAAATCGGCAAGGGATTCATCCCGTGGGCGGCTAGGCACGCATCCCGAAACATCGGCACCGGCACGATGAAAGGCGGATGGTCACCGACCGCCATGCTTGAAAACATCGTCCGTTATTCTAACGACAAGAATGTTCTCAGCCTGAAGCTGGCGCAACGTGCCATCTTGTGGGCCGGAAAAAACGTCTTGAAACGCTACGAGAAAGTCCTCGAAAACCGACTGAAACGCGCATGAAAACAATCCCTGAATCAATCCGTGACTGGATAGAAAACCAGGCACCGTCCGCTGACATCCTCGACGGCATCACCGTTCACATCGGCGGCGAAACCAGCGACCTCGAGCCGCCGTTCATCGCCGTCTTTGAAACCGGCAGCGAACCGTTTGAACAAAACGACGCCACGCTTTACGGCGTGTCCACCTACGAAATCACAGTGGAGTTGCACACCCTGCCAACAAGCGACGGGACGACGGCGGAAAACGAGGCATTGATGCGCGAGGCGCTTTTCGACATCCTGGAAGATCGGGACATGCTTTTCCCGTGGATCGAAAACCGCAACTCATGGCGCATTTTTGACATCCGCCTTCCAAGCCCTATAACGGTCTCCGAAGACGGCGTGCGCGTTTCGAGATTCGCCCTGACCGTCATCGCCTGTCCAATCTAACCACTCTCCACCATGTCAAAAGCCACCGTTTACGCCGCCGCACAATACGGACTCGCAACTGAAACAACCGCAACCGGCCTTGTCGTGGGGTCAATCTCATGGGATGGATCATGCGATACCGTTGAACTTCCCGACCACATTGGATGCGTCATTGGCCTGTCAGTCGGCAATCCTCGCAAAGAGGTGAAGTGCGACGGGATCATCGCTACCAAGGCGACCGGACTTGTTGGCAACCTCGGGGCCGTGCTCACGTTGTCCAACACCACGACCAACAGCCGCACGCGCAACAGCGAAGGACTTGACGTCACGCCCGCCGCTGGTGCCGGTATCATCATCACTTCCAACGCAATATCGCCGACAAGCAACGGATTTGAAGGCGGAAGCGTTGGCGGCGTTTACTTCCCGTTCATCGCTACTGCTACCGTTTACACCGCGACCTAGCGGATTTGAACCATGACATTCGAGACAGGCACGCACGATCTAACCGGGACAGTTCTCCGACACAGCGGAGACGTCAATCTTGTGGCCGCGCTCATGTCGCTCGGCATCCCTTTGGAAAACGACGATCCGGTCTCCGTAGTGGATTCGCCAAACGCAAGCCGCCCGTATGGGTCATTCCGATTCCACGATCTATCGGATGACGGCGAGACGGACGCGGAAACTTTGATGCAGGCATGGTCAGGCGACATCGTGCTCGAGGACACGCACGGCTTCGCGCAAATCTGCCGATTCATCCGCGCCCGCCCGCGAGGATCACAGAGATCCGATGCGCTGCTGGATTTTGCCATCGAGTATCTACAGGAACGCGGACACACCATGCCGGGACTGCGGACGCTGAATGACATCCCCGACTTCGTGCGGGCGCTGCCACAAGGTGAAGCCGCCTATGTCTTGGCTTACGTTTGGAACCGTGAGATTTGCTATCAGTTATTCCGGCAGGCATCCCGCCGCGTCCATTTGACGGAAGGCACCGGCAAAGACACCCGGCACGCCATCCTCGACACCCGGCTCCCGAAATGGAAAAGCCGCGAACTTCTCTCCCGCTTGCAGGGCTAACAAGAAACCAAGAAACGACACATGAAACGAGAATGTCTCCTAGCGAAAACCTACACCGGGCCGCCGATGATCCTCGACGGCACCGAACTCTTTTATTCACCGCTTGCCAATGAGATCGTGCGCGAATTCCAAACCGCGTTCTTCTGCGGCGAGGGCGTTGGCGACCAGACCGCGCACCACGGGCTATGCGAGGGCATCCTAATCATGTGGCTCATTGCCAAAAACCAATTCGCGGAGATCGACCGCTTGCGGAACATGACCCGCCCGGAAAGGCACAAGCTGGTGCTGGATTTCATGCTGCGCCACGCGGACGTCATGGACGAACTCAAGGACCAACTGATAGAACGCGTAAACGCGGCGATGGCCGCGGGCGTGGAAAGCGAGGCGCAGGGAAAGCCTCTGGCGCAACACCGGGAATTATAGCCGTCATAGATAGCTACTGCATACGCCATGGACTACCCTCAGATACCGTTATCAGGACATGGGACTTCGGGAGAATCCTGCAACTTATGCACGTCGAAGGTGTTAGAAACGGCGGGAGTTTTCAATGGGTGCAATTCCTCGACCCGTCGCCCGAGCTTTTGGCACGCTTTGAAACGGCGGGTGATATTGCTGCTGACTGGCAAAACCTAGAACCACAATTCACATGATCGGAACCAAAGTAGTTGTCGGATATGACCAGAATGCGGTCGTCAAGGGGCTGAAAGGAACCGAGGGGCTTTTCAAAAACGCGTTCAAACAAATCGGAATCGGCGCGGCACGGCAGGTTGGATACGGCATTACAAACATGCTTGGAAAAATTGCGTCCGCACTTCCAACGGTGACGGTAAACGCGCTGAATTTTGGCGAGTCTCTTTTTGAGATGAGCGAGCAAACCGGGATATCCATTGGAAAACTATTGGAACTGCAAGAGGCGTTGCGGATGTCTGGAGTTGACATGTCCGACCCGGCAAAGGCGATTTCTACATTCTCCAAGAATCTATTCGAGGCAACGCAGGGGCCGGGCGTGCGTGACCTGCTGGAAAAACTTTTCGGCAAATCCGACATCGCTCGCGAACTTTACAAGATGAAGCCGGATGAGGCGATTTACAAGATCACCGAAAAAGTAGGAGACGCTCTGAGAAGCGGACTCATGAAGGAAGGCGAGGCCAGCAATATCTTCACGGGTCTCTTTCCCGCAAAACAAGGAGGGTTTGATTTCGTCAAGTTTGCGAAAAACTACTCGGAATCAATGGCGCAGGCGCGGCAGCACATGGCATCACAGATTCCGTTATGGGAAAGACTCGCCAAACGAGCGGACGCATTCAATGACGCTCTCGGAAGGGGTAAAAACGCCGCCAACGCTTTAGGAGGGATCATCCTAGAAAGGATCATCAACATCACGGAAAAGGGCGGCGGGCTGGACAAGCTGTTCGATTTTTTTGACCCGATGAAGCAGGAGAGCAACATCAATGCTTTGTTCGACATGATCGAGGCAAGGATCCGCGAACTTGCAAACGGTGATATTAAAGTGATGTTTTCCAATATATCGAGAGATTTAGGAAAAGCATTTGGAGAGGGAGTTCGCAGTGAAATGAACCCGTTCAAGCCAGCAATGGATTCCGTTTACAATGCCGGGGGCGCTTTGGCGTCACATCCGGCGCTATCACCCACATCCTTGGGATTGGCGTCCGCTCCCGTAAAGGCCATGCTGCCAATGGTTGGAATCATCGAGGCCGCGTTCAAGATTTACGAGCGCAATCAAATCCAACAACTCAAAAAAACGGATGAGGGCAATGCGTATTTGAAAGCATCTCTCAGGGATAAATACTCAACATTCGCACCATAATGAGCAAGGCAAAAATAATCGGCTTCGCACGCAACACGCTGTATCCCGGCCCGTCTCTAACCATCACTCAGGCGACTGATGGTGCGACGACCGCCACGATGGATTTCCGATGCATCAAGGGCGACATCGGCGGTTTGCAAATCAGAAAGCTGCTGGCGAAAGGCGTCGGCATCGAAAACCTCTATTCATCGATCCCTGCATACTATCGGTTTCTAACCGTTGAAAGCTGGGATGCTAGTGATGAAGCGGGAGCGATCACGACCGTATCCGTGAAGTTCACCGGCACAGCAACGCCGGAACCGGAGACGCCGGAGGATGATCCATCTAGCGAAAGCACGACCTACACGCGGAACACTTCGCTAAAGGAATCGCCAATCCAAGCAAGTAAGGAATTCACGGATCTTACCAGCGCGGCCACATTCAAACCGGGGGGCAAAGAATCCAACGAGGATGGGCAGCCAGAACCGAACCTAATAGCTGGCGGAATCAGAGGAGACTTCGACCAGGACGGGGCGACCTATGCGATCCGCGACAAGATCACGCACGAAGGCGTCGGGACCATTACAAGCGCGGCAGGAATCGCTATGTGGAATAAATGCGTTAGAGACGGAATTACCACATGCAGAACGCCGACGACGGAATGGACGGAAAGCGGATCTAAACTCGGGCGACTGACGAATGCACAAGTTGCATTTTACGGACGTATATGGGGAATTGAAGGCAGAGTAGTCCCCGGAAACCCAACAGTCGTGGAAGTATGGGAGAAATCCGGAACGTGGTGGTTTACCGGCATCACCGAAAACATTGAGGGATCCGACACCGGAGTTTCTACCAATCGCTACACTCGAACCTGGACCTGCGAATGATTTCTGAAATTCCCATCATCCTCCCTCGCCGCGTGCATCCCGGCCAAGCCGTGACTGCTGACTGGGCGAACAGCATCCGCGAGGCGATAAACAGGCTGGCAAACATCCGTGGACCGCAACCTCGCGCAAGGGGCGGGGTGAACGTCACCGAATACATCCCGCCGTTCTATTTGGAACCTATCAGCGAATTCGTTTTGCGCGTCCACCCCGGCAAGTTGATCCTGACCATGCACTCTATCGAGGGGGTGGCTGGCGGCGGATACGGAACTCCGATAATCGACTTCGACAGAACCGGAACGGGAGCGCCAATCCAAATTGTCCCGAAGGTCGGAGCCAACGCGCTTTCCGTCTATCGGGACTTGACGATACCGGAAACCACTCCCGGCCATCCGTGCCTGACATGGGAAACAAACACCTACGACGGGGAAATATCCTACCAAGCCGACACCTGCAAAGTGGAGTTTTTGACGGATACGACATGGGTCGATCCGCCGATTTACACCAGCGGAGCAGGCAACGAAAAGCACATCTTCCAACTTGGCACCTACACCGCCAGCGCGGGCGAGACTGGTGCGATTTCCTCACAACTACGCGGCAACGTGTTCTACACGCATTCTCATGTTTGGATTGAAAACTAAGCCAAATTGACATCCGCCAGCCAAAAACTACCCTTCCGCCATGGCAATTTCTTCCTCTCGCGCAATCTTCGGGCTTCAGGCCATCGGCACCGAGACTGGTCCGCTAGCATCCGGCAGCGTCACATTGGGCGCACCGCAGACGCAGGTTAACTTTACGGACGCGGACGTTTGCTATTCGACGCAAATCACGCTTTCATCCTCGCAGAATCCCGTATTGGCGGTGACCACCGGAGACGTCACGGCAGACGGTGCGACCGTTCTGGACGGCGACGGCAAGGACTTTCAGGGCGACGACATCACGACCATTGTCACGCTCTACGGCGTGTGTGTGGAACTCGTCACCGGAGCCGTGTCTATCAGCGACGGCACGAACACGTTCCCCACGCCGGCGCAATTCTGGTTCGACAGCGGGAGCACCGCCACCGAACTGCTCGGCAACCTGACGCTAACCGGCACGGGCGCAAGCTCGTCTGTCATCATCACCGTAATCGGAAAATCCTCCTAACACCATGACCATCTCATCACAGCAAGTTTATGCGGGGCTAAGCTGCGTCGGCACCACGTCGAGCACCAGGGTTTCCGGCACGCTCCAAATTGGCAATAGCTCTCTTGGCACATGTCCAGCCAAAACCGCAATAACGACAGCGGACGTGGCTTATGGCGTCATCGCGCACCTGACGGCAAGCGGCAACACGTTCACGATGGACGTTCAAGCTGGCACCTATTCCGGCACCGCCGAAACGCAGGCCACTGTGCTTATCAACCCGACAGGCGCGGACAACTCGATTGACTGGACCGCCGTAGCGGGCTGGGGATACCAAGGAAACGCCACGACCATCACCTATGCCGCGCCAGTGGCCTTGCAAGCCACCACGCTTTGCGCTGCGGTCGGGCAGGCTATCACCGTCACGCCGGGAGCAAAGGCCCGCATGACGGTTGCTGGAACGCTTTACGCGGGTCCGGGAGAAACCAATGCGCGGACATTTGCCGTACTGGGGTACCTCGGCCTCGCTAACGGGAAAAACCTATACACAAACAGCGATTATTGCCAATGGGATGGCGCAAAGTTCAATCTTGTCCACCACAGCGGCGGCACATGGACATCCACCGATCCCGTCGCCACGCCCGATCTCGTCACGACGTGGACCCCGGTGGGAACCGCCAACGGAACGCCCGTGGTTTCCGCCGCCGCATCATCCGCCGCACAGGTCATCGCCGCAGGCATTGCCGACGCCGCAACCGCATTGCTCGCCGTACCTGTTGCAAACGGAACTGTCACCGGAGCCGTTGCCGCAGTCACAGCGACAAATCTGGCAACCGGAACCGGAACGATCATCACCGGAACCAGCGGCAAAGACTTCGAGGGAACCGCTATCCCGTCGCTAACGACACTTTCGGCAATCAACATCGAAGTCGTTCAGGGATCGGCAACCGTCACCAACGGCACTAACATCTTTCCGATTCCCGCGCTCATTTACGGCGCGACGACCGGAACCCTGCTAACCGCCGATCTTGTTTTCACCGCAGCCGCCAACGACACGATTATCCAAGTCACCGTGCTAGGAGTTGACTAATGCCATGCCGAAACAACCGACCATAGCCGCCAACTGGACTCTCAGGCCGATCTATTACGGCGACACTTGGGACGGATTCACATGGGCCGCGACAAGCACAGGCACAGCATTCGCCGGCACGCTGACAAGCGTTGAAATCAAGTTCGCGGACGAGGACGGCACCGTTGGATTGACGCTGACAAACAGCTCTGGAATCACCATCGATGTTGCCACGCCTAACGCATGGGCGATCACTGTGAATCAGATTGCCGCGTCAACTCTGGCGGTCGGCACATGGTCCGTTTGGCTGACAACCACCGATAACGCCAGCATCCGCAAAACCCGCTGCATTGGAAGTCTAACCGTAAAGGAAAAACCGTGAGTGAAGCCGTCACAATCCAAGTCACCGAAAACACCGAGACGATCACGCAGACGATCACGGAGAACGGCGAGACGATTACTCTAACCGTCAACGAAGCGGCAAGAGGTCCAGCAGGATCCGCCGCAAGTTCAGACGTTGCGGCCGCCATCCACGCGGCAACAGCGGTAACGGTGCCAGAGGATGCCGACGAGTGCAGCCTGGTCTTGTCACCGTCATGGGGGCTGAGGAAAATCACATGGGCCAATATCAAGGCATGGGTCAAAGCATTTCTCGGCACCGCCGCGCAGCAAGACGTGGGGTATTTTGCAACCGCCGCGCAAGGCACGGACGAACGCGTCCCAACCGCTGTGGGAATCGCGGCGAAAGTTCATGCGGCAAGCTCCATCAATCCGCCACTGAGTTTCGTCGTGTCGGGCATCACGAGTCCGGTGGAAGCAAACGGAACGTATGTTTGGCTTGACGAATCAAATGGACGGCCAAGATATTTCAAAGGCCTCCGTTACAATTTCACACACCAAGAAGACGGCTCTCCCTCACCATATAATATATGGGCGCTGAATTACACGCCCATTGTTGGAGATCCTTCCATACTATTCAAAGATACAGGCGGGCAATACACATGCAATCCGTGGGATGCAACCGCATGGACGGAAGTGACCGGAACAGGAACTTTGGCTACATCGTTCGTTGGTGAAACGGGGGAGTTCCCAGTTTTGGAATCATCCGGATGGACATTAAAAAAAGTGGTTTGGACAAAACTGAAAACGTGGATACAGACATTTTGCCAATCTTACGCCGCCGCGCTCAACTCCCCCCAAGCCGCCGCCACCCCCAGCATCCGCGCACTCGGCACCGGGGCGACGGACGCGATGCCGGGGGATAATACCACGTTTGCAAATGGCGTGAGCGCGGGAGGTATGACGCTAACGGAAGTGCTGGGAACCGAACTCATCCAAGACGGCGGGTTTGCCGATCCGACGACTTACTGGACTGGCGCAACTGGATGGACATTCCCGACAGGACTGGCACGTCACGACGCTGCCGGAACGGGAACGCTAGTGCCTAAAGCCGGATCTCCATTGCTCGCCGCTGCCACCGTTGGCACAGTCTATAAAATCCAGTACACGGCAAGCGTGTGGACCGTCGCGGGAATGACTGTTTCCTTCGGTGGAACCATCGGCCAAACATCTACGTTCCCGAATGCAAACGGTGTTTACACTTGCTACGTCAAGGCGACAACGGTTGCCAACCTTGTTCTAACACCGCTGACAGGTGGACGTTTCTCGATTGATAATCTTTCGGTCAAAGCCGTTTTGAGCGGCGGGGCGACAGGCGGCGGACTCATCCAGCATCCAAGCGGCGAGAGCCACCTTTACGCGGACGCAGCGGCCAAGGACGCGGCACGCACGGCGATGGGGGCTTATGGAGCTGGAGACGCTCCTGCTTTTGCGGGACTGGAAACGAGTGGGTTCATAGGCGCTCCATCAACGAGTTGCGGAATGAAAATAAAGCCGGATGATGGAAACGTGTCTTTTTTCAGGGCAAACACCTGCCTAACTGCAATTAACTATTACGGGTTTCTAGCGGGCAATGGAACATCTTTTGGTTGGTCGAGCGGCGGACCGGCGAACGCTAACCCGGACACATCGATGTGGAGGAAGTCGGCGGGGCTGGTTTCTGTGGGAACTGGAACAACGCCTGGTGCTATCGACGGCAGCATGCAGTTTCTCAACCTCACGCTTGGCGGCACCCTCGGAGTCACCGGCGCTGCCACGGTCACGGGCCTGTTGACTGCGAACGGGAATATAGCCGGGCAAGAAGTGACCGCGCCAGCCGCGCCAGCCGCTAACAAATATATCATCTTTGCGGAAGACAACGGAGCCGGGAAAACGCGCCTGATGGTGCAATTTGCAACTGGGGCCGCGCAACAAATCGCAATCGAACCGTAACAATATGAAAACCGCATTTGAACTCCAGACACAAGACCACATGACATGGTTTGAACATTGCGAGCTTGTCAAAGATTTGACCGCGCAACTCGCCGCCAAGGACGCGGAAATCGCGACACTGCAACCCGGCTATGTCGCACCCGAGCCGCCAACCGTCGAAAAACAATTTGCCGATGCCATCGCCGCCGTGATCGAATCACTGCCCGAAGAGGAGAAGGCCATCTACGCTGATGTTGCAATTTCATTCCCAGCGAAGGTCGAGCCGGAAGAAGTCAAGCCGGTGGAGGACATCGCCCCGATTGAGAAATCCGAACCATAACCACCCCCGCAGAAAGCTCACTCATGACCACACCAACAAAACAGCAACTTGACGAATCTGAGCAAATCCCAACAACCATGCCAGGCCTCGCGTATAGCTTGGTCAAGATTTTTGGTGCGTGGGCGTTGATCGCGTTTGCGACTGCCGTCTTGTGGGTGCAGTACAAGGAAACGAACTCCAGGCTGATGTCGATGCTGGAAACCAACATCCTCGCCAGTCACGCGAGTACCAAGGCCGTCGAGTCAATGGCGGCAGAGATCAAAAACGACCGGGAAAACAGTGAGAAGAATCTGTCGAAGATGGACAGCTCCCTTTCGCTTCTGATGGAAACCGTGCGGGAAAACAAAACCATGCTCAAGGATCATGGAGTTGTTGCACGGGAGAACCTGGGTGTGCTGCATGATATAAAAGCCAGAGTTGAAAAACTCGGCAGCCAACGGCAATGAAAGTCAGTTCACCAAAAGCAATTCTCGACCTCGACTATCGGAAACTATCGGTAGTCGAGGGCAAGGGTGAGTGGCGTATGACATCCATGTGCAATTCGGTATTCGCTTTTGACGAGGACATCATACCGCAAGGGCGGGTCCGCAGGTATTACGACCAGGACCACAATCTCCGCATGGTCATTCGTCCACGGTGCCTGACCATCATGGCGGATTACGCTTGGAACGGCAACAGTCCGAAGTGCGGTGTCCGTTTCCTATGGCGCGATTGGTGGTTTGGAACGCCGGATTTCTTTCCACAGACGGTGAAGGCGTCACAACTCCACGATGCGTTGTTCCAGTTCTCTGGACTGATGCCCGACTTCATTCAGCTTCCATTTACCCTTCCGCAAGCTAACAGTTTCTATCATCAAATCTCCAAGGCGCACGGTCATCCGCTGGACGACACCTACAACCTAGTGCTCAAAATCTGTGCCGCCCGATCATGGGCAAAACCGAACCCGCTCCTAACGAGCACCATTGAACATGAAAACGAATCACCTGTTACTGTTAGCAATAGCTATTCTCGCGCTGTCTAACTGCGCTTCGACTACGTTCTACGGCGCGGACGGCAAACCCACTGCTCGATTCCAGGGCGACATGACCAAGGTGGAATACCAACGCGCCTGTGACGGGTCCATGCGCTGGTCAGCGGACACGGTCAACCACTCGTCCGCGACCACCGCAGGCGGCAATGCGGTTTCCAAAGGGATCATTTCCACCGGCACCAGCGTCGCAACCTCTGGCATACCCTCCGTCATTAAATGAAAATCACACAAGACCACTGGCTTGAACCCGTCCACCGCGAACTGATAGCTGGCGGATCGCCCATGACCATCCGGCGCTTTCTTGTCGTCCACCACACGGCGGGAGCGAGCGGGCAAAGCTCAATCGACTACTGGCGAACTCTAACAAGCGGAGTGTGCGCCCATCTTGTTATTGAGCGGGATGGCAGCGTGATTCAATGCCGGCCGTTCAACCGAACCTGCGGACACGCGGGCCGATCCACATGGCATGATGGCGACTCTCAATATACCAATCTCAATTCATGCTCTATCGGAATCGAATTGGCGAATGCTGGAGACGACAAGGGCGCTTTGTCATGGGCGAGAAAGCAGCCGGGATTCCGCAGCGTGACGATGCGCCACAAAAACGGCGGGCCGCTAACGGAATGGGAGTGTTATCCGTCCGCCCAACTCGCCGCGTGCGAAATGGTTAGCAAGTTGTTAGTCGAACGCTACAACCTTGACGACCTGATAGGCCATGAAGACATCGCGCCGTCCAGAAAAACCGACCCCGGACCCGCGTTTCCGATGGCGAATTTGCGCTTGGCGTGCAATTTCGAGGCCACGATCGGCTGAAATCGGCCTAGCGGATAGACGATTTATTTCCTAGAGCCGTATAGGTTTGCGCGTTTTTCCGCCGAGCCTTGTAAAGTTTTTCTTGCGATTTTA